TTAGGTCCAGTTGAAACTTGGTTGAACCAATCATCTTCATCAACCTCAAAGCCTTTCTTCTTAGCAAGATCTGAGGCAGCCTTAGCAGCGGCTGTAAATGTGGGATGATAGAGTTGATAATCTGCTTCAATGATATACTTCTTGTATGCATTTTTTATTTTACTTGGACTCCAAGTAGCATCAATGTTCGACTCAGTAATGAAAGCATCAAGTCTTTCTGAAATTGATTCATTTACAGACAGCTCAACTGCACGGCGAATGCGGAGGCTCTTAAGTGAAACAGACTCTTTCATCTCCTCACCTGATGGGCGATCCTTAACATTACTTGGATAGTGAATTCTCAATGGATTATTACTAACGAAGATTAACTCGCCGTCAGCATCTAATCCTACCATTGTGAATTCTTGTTTACCCTTTGCATTAAGACTATTAAGAGGACCGAGTTTAATAGCGCCTGGTCTCACATTAGAAATGATTGGTTTGAGATTATGCTTCTTAATGAGCTTTTCTCTCTTCTTATCATTATCCTTTGCTCTGATCCAAGCTTTTTCAAGCTCCTTGAATGGTCTAACCGCTTCTTCAAGCTCAATCTCTTCCTTGAGAGATCTTCTCTGCATCTCGGTTCGGATGGCTTTGATGATCGGCTTGGCTGCAGTGTTACCCACTTTTCTGAAGATTGCAAGTAGATCCTTTAAATCTGTATCTGAAAGTTTGGCATAGTCTGAGGCTGTTGCTTCAGAAAGAGCATCGGTAAGTTGATCAACATCTGTGGATTCCTTAACCTTTACCTTACGAACGAACTTCTTTTGAATTGCGTTCCATTTCCAATCCTTCTTATTGAAGTTTTTAAAGTTTGAAACCTCATCATACTCATCAGGTGTTAGAATATTTGTTCTTTCAAGTTCAACTGATTCCTTCTTACCAAGAATCTTTTCAGCAGCATCTTGATCGATCTCTACTGGATATGTTTTGCCTTCGAATTCAAATTCATCTTTGCCAGCAAGCTTTGCTTTAGCAGCTGCTGATGTGAATTCATTCCCCTCTTCAAAATCTGTTTTCTCATCCATATTCTTTGTGATCTTATCAGCCACATCCTTCTTCAAGTTGACCTTATATGTCTTCTCCCCGAATTTAAATTCTTTCTTGCCAGCTTTAGCCGCTTGAGCCAGAGCACCCATAAAGGCTGGGACATCTTCATCGATGACGGTTTCAGGTATAAATTTTTCTCTTTTCATAGTTTTCCCATTAAGTTTTTGATTTGGAGTATTCTTTATGTATTTATAATAAAGTTGTTTTATACCCACTTCTTTCTTCTATACTATCTTTAATTCTGTTTGTTTTGCTATTACTAACTATTTATATTGTTTAAATGTTGCTGAAATTTTCTTTCTCACTTCTGGTGATAGTTCTTTGAAGTGATATAAATTTACGCTATCATCGGTATGAACCTTGCCTGTCATTACTTGACCGTCAGTTTGGTGTTGATCGCCAGTCCATTCTTTGCCGTCTGCTGTATAATGACCTTCCGATCTCCATGTCGCTTCTCCGAGTTGTTTTGAAATCCACTTCTTAGCGATGTTATTCTTAGGAGAATCCTTAGCGAACTTAGCCATCTTCTTATATGCAGATGTGGTTGCCTTCTCAATGTTTGCACCCTCAGAGTTATCAACAATGACAAAGTTGGAACCAAACATCGATTGGAATTTACCGAGGTTATTCTGAACCTCTTTCCACATGGTTTCGACTTCGGCATCAGGAAGACTTCTAGAACGTTTTCTATTTCTGATTAGTGCAGTATCTTTATCAGTATTAACAAAGATCATTGCTACATCATAACCAATTGCTTTAAGTAACTCAGACTGCTTTTTAATCTTGGCGAAGTTCTTACCAGTTCCATCAATCACCAAGCCGAGGCGGCCATCGATATAAAGATCTCTTTGTTTTGCTGTCAATTCTTTGGCTCTTCCACGAAGTTTTTGACCTTTTGGACTAAAGATATTATCTGGTGTTGGTTCAAGATCTGCTTTCTTTAAAGCTGCTTCAAACTTATCATCCGAATTAACAACCTTGAATCCAAGGGCTGTGAGACCAGTCTTACCAACAGTGAATGATTTACCAGATCCTGGTCCGCCAGCAAGGAATACTGCTTTGAAGATTGCTGGATCATCAACACCCTCTTCAACTGCGTCGTCTTCTTTCTTCACACACGAGCCCCTTTTGCCGCGGGCAATGCCTGGCACCTTTTCGTAACCATCCCAACAATCTTTTGCCTCAGAGATCGTATAACCTAGTTTTGGCACATGATTATATCTTTCGAGTTCTTGACCACTTGGTGTTTGAATGGATAATCCACCCTTAATTTTCACCATCTTAAGATCTTTAGCCCTTAATCCATATTCCTTTTTCAACATCTTTTGGAGTTGACTCATTGACATATATTCAACTTTTTCTCCAAGGATATCTTTAAAACTCTTTATATGTTTGGTCACTCTTGATGTTTCAGTGATGGTGGTCTCGTCTTTCATCTCAACAATCTTATTGAGGAAGTATTTCTTATCATCCGAACCAACGATGAAGTTTGTACGTCTTTCGGTGACAGTTAGAATCTCTCCATTTAGATTTAAGAATCTATCACCAACAAGGAACACCTCTTCGGCGATATATCTTTCACGAATATCTGTGGTCTTTAATTCAACATGTTTGCGGAAGTTGTTCATCTCTTTTAGGCCCATTCTCTTCCGAAGAAGATTGAATACACCTAACTTATCTCCAAATGACTTTGGAAGACCATTTGCAAAGGATTGAAAGTCTCCTGCGATTGCAGCTGCTCTCATTTTAGAGGCAGACATTCCAGAAACATCATCAGCATCTGGATCACGATCACCCGCAGATACGATTGAGATACCATCTGTAAACTCATAAAAGCCGTGGCGGGCTTTAACACCATTATACTTATTCAACAGTGTCTTAAAATCGGAAATTCTATCAGCACCAACAACCATTGTCGCTTTCGTGTAGCCTCGATCATAAAGATAAACAAGAGCATCAATTGCGTTTTTCACATTTGGTTCAAGGACAATGTTTCTTCCATGTTTCGGAAACATCTTGCGCATCAGCATTACCTTCTCCTTATATTGAAGAGGGTCTTTCTTTGGATTATTTGTTTGTGAAGCAAATATCTTATAGTCATTTCCAATGGCCAATGATGCAACTTTAATTAGAAGTTTCTCATGCCCAGTAGTCGGTGGATTGAATCTACCAAAAGTAAACACAACTGACTTTGACTTCTCTTCATTAAACTGTTTAAATCCTTTGATCATAGTTATCTTTTCCATTCTTTAATTAAATCTTTACCTAGACTATTATTTATACACTTATCTCTCCCAACCCTTGATTGTATCAGGTGAGAAGTTATTAGTCGAGAATTCTAAGCGATCAACCAGCTTCACTGCACCACTCTTTGCTCTATCGATTGCAACAAAGCCTTCAGATCCAGTAACCTTAAATCCGTTCTTAGTGCGAATGAATGTATCAAGTTGTTTCACTTGATCTAGTTTACTTATAATAAGCAACTTAGCGTCAACAATCGCATTTTGCAATTGGTACATTAGATCAAGGTTTTTCTTATTCTCTTTCGAGAAGAACTTCATTTCCTCTTCATGCTTTGCTGTAACACTCGCTTTACCCTTTTCGCTTGAACGTTTTTCATACTCCTTCTTAAACTTCTCATCAAACCATGTGATAAGATCTTGAACGTGCTTAGTCGTATTTCCAATACGTTGTCCTTTACGAACAAGGGTGTTATTGAATGTCTCAAGTTTTATTGCAAGAGCTTGATTAGATTCAACTTCTTTAAGAGTTGAACTTGCGATCTGTTGGAATATCTTACCAGCTTTAGCAAGTGCTTTAGATACTTGTTCTGTTTCAATCGCTGATAGAGTCGCCTTACCTGAAATATCTCTGAAGTTAGCATCTTGATACCAGACAGAAGCTTTCTTTTTGAGGCCTTTTAAATCAACCTTAAAGGATGCTTTCATTGATTCAAAGTCTTTTCCTGTATATGTAGTATGCCATACAACTCCGAGATTTGCCTTTTGTATTGTTTTGGCGAGTGCTGATTTTGCAGGTACCGCATAAACAATAGTGTTAGGTTGAAAGGTAATATACTTCTCACCATCGATCGATTCATTACCTAAGTCACCTTTAGTAAACATGATATCACCTTGAATTACATTTTTAATACCAAGATCCTTCAACTCATTGAATGCAATCACTAACTTTTCTGCAAGATCGCCAGATGTGTCATTCCGTACTTCAGCTTCTGACTTATATACCTTAGGATTTGCATTAAAGATTCCTTTCTTAGCAACAAAGAATTGACCATCTTCTGGATCGATGCCAGCAAAAACTGCAGGTGCTCCATCCCATTTGACTGTTACATCAGTTGAAGAATTACTATTTCCTGCTAGCATATCTCTTAAAGAGCGGAGAGCAAAGATCGCTTCTCTCGTTCCTTTGACACCGCCATAGATGACTGCATCCTCAAGATGTTGCATGTGAGTATTCTTACCGGCTTTGGAAGCTTCGGATAGATATGTTTTAAATGTTTTCATTATGGAGCAAGTTTGATCTTAATATCTTTGGGTTTAACTCTTAAATTTCTTTTCAAGAATTTGGTCAACTGTTTTAGTGCATCCTTATATGTTGATTGTGATTTTGCGAAAAACGTATCTTGATCCAACGAAGCTGCGCCTCCGCCAATGATTGATGCGCTGTAATCAAATGCCCAGTTTCCTTCTCCTTTGGGACTCTGTCCTTTATGTGAGAATTGCCAACGTGTAGTATCGATAGCATACCCTTCTTCTAATTCAGTCTCTTCACAAAATGTTTTAAATGTTTTCATTGATTCATCTATTTTGATTTTGAGTGGCGTTGTTCCTGCCTTATAGATTCTATGATAAGCCATTTTGGATACATTAAGAATATCTCCAGCCTCTAATAGTTGAGGAACTTCATTATCCATTTGAAACATCCATCCATCACCTTCTAGCACTGTAATAACACGATCTGCTCGATCACGGTGCCAAACCAATTCATCCGATTCAATGTTAGATTCAAATGTACGAATCTTTAGTTTGCCTTCTGTTTTATCTGTGTATGGTTTACTCATATTACCAAAAAAAGTTGCCGCCGCCTTTTAAACCAAGTTCTGCGGCATATCGTGGGAGATTGCATGACCAGTAGCCAGCTTTTGTTTTATCTTTCTTTGCTGCACAGTTGTGTCGAGCGGCGAAAGATTTTCTTGCTTCGGGATCATCAATCTTAGCTTTAAGACCTGATGTATCCCCGAATTGAACCTTGATTACATTACCTTTATCATTCTTAACATAAACGTAGAACTTCTTTTTACCGCCACGTTTTGGTTTATTCAATTCGACTTCATCACCTTTATATTCTGCTTCAATCAATGGATGATCTAAAGGCACTTCCACACCTTCATACATTGCAAGTTTGCCGATATCTGTTGATAAAAGATATTCATCAAACTCATTCAATGGATTTAATGCAGATTCTTTCATATGTCTAGCATATTCAAATAACTTATAGTAATTCTCCGAGTGTGGTCGGAAAATGTTATGTGCTAATGGGATTTGATTCTCTCTGTGGAATCGTAGGGCTGTTTCCAATTGACTCATTATTTTTCGGTTAACTTTATGTATGCACTAGAATCTGATGTTGAACTACCTGCGTAATTAACAATCTGTGTAACAAACTGATCCGCCTTTGTGCCACCTTGGTGGATCAAATTGAGAATGTGTAATCCACCAAGTTTTCCATGAAGCCACACTGCAGCTGCCTTACTTTTCATTTTTCCAAGCTCTTCAACGACCTGTTCAGATGAAATTGTCTTATCAAACTTCTGGAGCATCGACGTGAATTTATTGACAGCCTTTTTATCACCAGCCACGATCAACTTGGCCTCCTTGGCCATATCAGAATTCTTAGGTAGTTTCTTACCTCCATAGACTCGTTGAGCCGCATCTTGAATTACTCCCCAAGATGCACCACCGCCGCGGGCACCTTTACCTTTAATCTCCACTTTGTGTGAGCCAAAGGCCTTGTTTGCACTCAATGACATCCAGCCACCTTGAAAGTCTATAAAGTTAGATTTGGTTGTATACCATTCACCTTTTGATACAGACTTGATACGCCCCGCAGAAAATTTATGATCACTTGTTAGTGGTGGTCTCTCAACATTCTTCTCAACACTGGTAACAGCCCTGGATACCTTTTTCAATGAAATACCAACTAGTCTTTGTTGAAGATATAGATCTAAAATATCATTATTGAGGCCCTCTAAGCTAGATGTATCAAGTTCCTTGATATTGAAACCCTTTTCTTCAGCCCAAATATCGCCAGGATTCCACTTATCGTCCTTAAGTGGTTTAAACCCGTTATTCTTAAACGCAGTATCTTTAGCGGAATAAATCGCCTTCATGAGTTTATCATCTCTATGAAAAATCATACCTCTTTCAATGATTCCCTTGTCCATAGCATACTGCGCAGTTAGATAAGATGACATTTTCCAACTATCATCAATAGCAAGGATTTCTTTGAGACTTGTTTTTCCGACACTTACAGACTTAAATGCTTTAGTAAGAACTTTATCAGTGAAACTATCAATTGGCATTGCAGATCCAATTTCCAACATGGCAGCCATCCATACACATTGTGCAGATTCACCAATTGCTGTCTGCTTTGTTCCACCACCTGCCCCTGCGCCGCCACCAAAATATTTTGATTTATTCAGCATGGAAGATTTAATGGTGCGACCATTAACACCCGTCATTTCAAAGGTTTTGCCATCCTTTTTAAACTGTGCGATCTTCTCCAATGTCTCTGGAACATTGGCAATGATGATATCCTTACCCTTAATGAGTTCCAATGGTGTTTGTTTTTTGATAAGATCCGCAAGGATATCAGTCCGCTCTTGATTCTTATATGGCCCAGCTGTGGCCACTTTTTTCAACTCCGAAGGTGTTAATCCTACAGCCTCGACTATAAACTCTTTAAATGATTGCATATATCCCATAAATTATTGTTAGTGTTTTGTTTATACTATTTATAACATTTCCACTCTTCATATAAGATATTTGATCTCTCATATGTCTCTATTTCCCAAGGCTCATTATCCTCTAATTTAGTCCAATCAACTGTTTCTCCCATCCATTTACAGGTAGTTGGAGTTCGAATCAAATCAACTAGCTCACCCCTCACATACTGTTTCACATGAATCATTTCATGAGCAAAGGTATCGTGAATCGAATCTAGATCTATCGCAGAATCAAGTCTGATCGTAAAATCCCTTGGCTGATGGTTTTTATCATTCCATGTACAGTCGCCGTAAAGACATTCCTTTCCAGCCAAGTTTCTTATGAACTTTACATCCACTTCAAGTGTTTTCAGTCTTGGCATAAGTCTATTAACATAGAAGAAGAAGGCACTCTCAATCTCCTCTCTCACAGACTTAGTCGAACCGCTTATCGATATTGTAATCATATTAAATCTTGAATGTTGAGAAGTCTGTATCAGACTGTGTGGATGTGGAATTAGATGATCCATCACCTGATAGATTCTGAGCCGAAGTTTCAACATCATACAATCTCATCTTGGCTCGATCAATTCCAACAACGAATCTTTTATTTTGTGTTGGGTCATTATATCGATTCTTAAGTTGTTTCACCATGAGTTGATTCATACCTTCAAGCTGTTCTGTTGAGATTAGTGCGATCATTAAATCACAAGTTGCTGGCAAGCCGAATGATTCTGAAGTATCTGTAATCTCAACATCAGAATTACCGAATCCTGTTCGTGTAACCTGAGTTGCAGACCAGATTGGCACGTTGAATTCAACAGCGATGCCTCGAAGTTCTTCGGCAATAGCCTTGACATATGAGTATGAGTTGATTGAACCTCCGAGACCTTTCATTCGTGAAGATGCTGCGATGTTAAGATAATCAATGAAGATGACATCAGGTTTGAAATCTTTCTTCATCTTTAACTCTTCTAGAAGAGCACGGAAGTGTCCAGCATGCGCCACAGCAGTCGGATATTCCTTAACGATTAACTTTCCTTGAGTCTTAGATTGAATCTTTTTCACCTTGGTATCAAACAACTCCTTGGGCATATTCTCAATATCTCCAATATCAATATCAAATAAGTTTGCATCGATACGTTCAGCGATCTTCTCTTCCGCCATTTCCAATGTGATGTAGAGGACACTCTGGCCCTCGGTAAGAGCAGCGGCGGCGAAGTGGCACATCGCCAAACTCTTACCAACACCTGTACCAGCAAGAATGATGTTCAGTGTCTTTCGACCAACACCTCCCTTTGTAATGGTGTTGAGCATCTCAATATCAAATGGCATCTTGTTTTCTTTCTTATGGTAGAAAGCAAATCGCTCATCAGAGTTTTCGATATAATCGTGTCCAACGTTTGAATCAAACGAAACACCAAGTGCATCAGATAGGATTTCGGGGATGGCACCTTCAGATTTATCACTATTCTTACCATCAATGATCTCAATGGATTCCATGATAGCAAGATAAACGGCGCGATCTTTACACCACTTCTCGGTTGAGTCAGTCAGCCACGTGTCATCAACCTTCTCTTCTTTGTCCAACGCTCGAATGAGGGATAGGACCTCATTCGCATCATTTCGAGAAACATGATCCGAATTCTGAAACTCTATCTCTAGAGCCGCAGAATTAGGCAGTTTATTGTATGTACTTATAAAAGATAATATTAACTTATATACAGGTGCATTAAACTTCTCAAAGTATTCAACCTTTAAGTGGGGTAATGATTTTCTTGTGAAGTTTTCATTGTATATTAAGTTATTAAGAATTATCGTCTGTAAGTCCTTTGTCATCCTCTGTATTTTTGGTATCTAATATGGTTGCTAGGATATCACCCATTAAGTCATTGAACTTAACAGAGTCTTCTAATTGTTCTATACTATACTGTTCATTCCCATTGTCAATCTTATAATTGAAGTTGAGGACTGCGTTGTCCTCTTCTTCATTTTCCTCGATCTTTACTTCACCATAGAAATATACAACATCCTTATATTCTCCCTCTTTAATCTTGAAGCCGAAGTAATCTACATCTTCTTTTTCAACCATTGTGTACTTAGGAATCTTCATCTTCAACAACCTCCTTTGTAAGTGTTTCATCTTTAGTGCGAAGTTCTTCAAGCATAGAAACATGAGCAACCTTATATCGTTTCTCAATAGCCTTTTCAAAGTCTGTCTTATCAAAGATATTTGTCCAAAACTCTTCAGTCATTGTTTGTGCAGCACGAAGGTTTCCACTCAATTCTTCCTTTGTCGCAGGATTCATTGCCATATACCAACCATTCTTAGGTTTAACGACATAACCTGTTTCAAGAGCAAGATCCAATAGGCCCGACCACTTCTCGATACCTCCGTCCCAACTTACACTAATTGGAATCTTAGACTTCTCCTTCACAAAGCGAGACTTCTCAATATTAATAATGAAGTGATAGCCCTGCACTTCGGTACCTGTCTTATCTTGGCGGCGACCGATGATCCACACATCGTTTGCACTGTACATTACACCAGTTCCACCAGACACAACTGCCTTTGAGAACATCTCTTGTGTTTGATACGTGTGATTGACTGCCAATAGAGGAATATCTTTAAGAGTCAAGAATGGTGTAATCATGCGGAATAGACCTTTAAGAGCTTTTGCTCGAGTCATATCAGCAACTGATTTCATATTCTCGGCATCATCAATTTCTTTCTTCGATGCAATATTACCAATAGAATCAATCACCACCATCACTCTATCCTTACGATCAATTTCAGTAAGCTGATGAACAAGATCGAATTTGAGTTCTTCAATATTGGTAACAGGTGTATGTAGTACACGAGATGTGTCAATACCGAAACTCTCAAAGTACGATTGTGGTGAACCAAACTCCGAATCATAGAACATGAGAACTGCATCCTTATGCTTCTTCATATAAGCACCTGCCATTAAAAGGGCAAACGATGTTTTGAAGTGCTTACTTGGTCCAGCTAACACTGTTAGACCTGAAGAGATACCACCTTTAGTGGAACCAGAGAGTGCGACGTTAATCATCGGCACCGATGTTGTAGTCATTTCCTTTTCGGAAAAGAACTTTGATTCAGAGAGAATCTCTGCGCCGGCTGTGCGGCTTGATTTTTTTAGTTTTTCTAGTAGTGACATAGTATTATATATTATTGTGCTTAAGCATCTTTAACAAAGACACCATTCTCCATCTTACCTGTGCGAGTCTTAATCACATTATAAGCTGCTTCCAGACATTCAACTGAATTGAGTCCTGCCAACTTAGCGCAGATGATGATAGTAACTAGCATATCGCCAATACCATCTTCAACCTCAGCCAATGCTTCAGATCTTTTCACTTGTTTATCATGATCATCTTCAGCAAATTCCAAAGCAAGAAGAGCTTGGCGAGTTTCATCCAGCTCTTCTTGGGTTTTACCAAGTTGTGTGAGTGCGGTAGCCTTTCCGAGAATACCTTTATCGGCTGCCCACTGATTTACTTTTTCTTCCAGTTGTTCGTAGTTCATTATGTTATTATATACTGTTTATACTTGGATGTAAATACTTATTTTAATTTCTTTGGTCCTTTTGAGAAGAATGGCATCTTTGACTTCTCTCCAATATACACACCCTGCGAGGGTTCATATTGTAGATTAAGAGCCACTGATTTGCCAATCACAACCTTTAGGAATTCATTGGGTCGAAAATTGAGGACTTCACCAGGAACATCCACATTAATATCTTCTCTCGTGACAACGCAAATGTTATCATATACTTCTTTTGTATCTCTATCTTCCATATTGTTATTTAATCTGTTAATTTGTTTAGATATTTTTGTTGTAACTCTAAAGGTAAATCAGTCATGCCGATGCAATTGCTCCAATTGTTGCTACTATTAAACCAACTATACACACTCCAAAGAGCGTGATAAGTATCATGCCTAATGCTTCTTCTGCTTTATGTGGGTCTTTCATAATTATTGTGTGATTGTCACTTTAGATTGAGAGTTCTTCTTTAGCCACAGTGTTCGTACGACTAAAGGGTTATTGTTAAGCACACTCATCATTCGTTTGAATGTTTCCCAGTCTGGCTTAGGATCGCTTAAGTTTTCCCATGCTTTCATTCGTTCTTTCGCTGTCATATTATATTCTTTTCTTTAATTTGTTTCCTGTGATTGCTTCACCTCTAGTCAGCCCATTAGCCTTGAAAAATTTGTTGGATGTATTAATATCATAAACTTCTACTCGTCCTAATATAGAACATGCCTTTTTCAATAATCGAGAACCTATACCTTTTCTTCGTTGGCGAGGTGGGACATAGGCTTGAAACATTTTTATTCCTTCATCTTTGTAAGCTAGAGCCCATCCAGTCCATTTCACACCATCATGACCCATAATAAGGTAGCCGTGATCTTCTTTCAAACATTTTTTCAGTTCAGTCAAGATTTGTCCGCCGTGAGGATGATCATCTGCTTTTCGATAAACATTAAAATTATTTCGAGAACAAAATCTTAAAGCATCACTAGGAGGCCAAACCTTTGAGAGGTCGTATGTTTTAATATATGTAGGCATATTAGTAATTCACTCCAGTCCAGCAGAGTCGTGTTTTAATATCAGACTCATTGAATACACTTCCGCGGGCTTTGTTTCGAGCTGGAGATGCCCAACTAGCTGCTTTTAAAATATCTCCATAAGCAAACTTCTTATCAGCATCAGTATTAACAATGAATGAGTGAACCGATCCACCTTTGATGATTTTGATATACTTATTGCCGATATCATATTTGAGACCTTTTGCGAACTCTTCTCTCATTTCGGTGGAGGATTCATCATCTCCGTTCATAAATCTGTTGTAATTAACAACGATTTCTTTTAGCACTCGGTCGAGTGCGGTTTCCATTTCTTTAGTAATTTTCATAATATAAATTTCCTTTCTTAAGTATTAGCGATCGTAGATGTAGACATCGACTTTAGCCGCGTCAGCGAGTTTAATTGTTTGATGAGAGTGTGAGCCAGACCAAACGTTTGGTGGATTCTTCACAGAGTACTTATGCGCGTTTGGATTGTTTTTACCCATGCGACCTTTAATACACACTCGTCGGCTAAGGCCTCCGATGTATTCGTCTTCAGCCTTTACGTATTTTCTAAGGGCGGCGATAAACGCTTTACCCTTTTCGCTGTGATGGTCTACTGTCCTAACGTATGAGTTTGATGTTCGTGTATTCATAATGTAAATTTCCTTTCGTGGATTAGAGTGCGGCGAGGGCAGCAGTAGTGCCAGGGAAAATCTCAGCACTAACTGAAACTGACTTGAGTCTGGCTTCAGCACGAGGTGTGATAAACACACCATAGGTGAATTTCGCGAAGGCTTTTGCAGTAGCTTCCTTGATCTCTACTGTGACGCCAGTCTCGGTGTCAGTAGAGGTAAATTTTGATCCGTAAGGATTGTGGATAATGCGTTTGGTGTTTTTTGGTATTTTCATAATATTTCTTCTCAATCTTATATAAATATTATATCACAAAATCGCCGTACTGTCAATGGTCGTAAATCACTGATTATCAATGACTTACGATTCTTGGCAACAGTGTTCCAAAAAATTGATAATCCTTTGACTATCAATGACTTAGATACTTTTCAATGAAAAATCAATAGCTCTAGCGGCTTCGAGATTCAGAGGGCGACTCTTATACCATCCCCCAGTATCATTATCTATCTCTTTACAGAGTTTCGAGACTTCTTCGGGTGTGATCGGATACTGTGATCTCATTGCCCTAGATGAAATAGAAACCATAATCTGAAACATCTTATGGTACCAACCAGAGTCCGATATATTCCTATATTCAAGAACTAGTTGTTTATTAACAAATGGGCAATCACGATAAGAAGCCCAAGTGAAATTAGAGTTCGTTAGTTTGGTTTTCTTATATTCGGCTATCTTTTCACGAATTGCATCTGGCATTTTATCTTCGAATGAATTTCTGAATCCACCCACAAATTCATGTCTGCTCATCAATTCATTAGGATTGATTCTATCTGCTTTGTTTGTAAATATGAAATTATGCGCATTAGGATATTGAGCAGGGACATAATACATTCTGCTTACATCTTTTGTCTGAGCATCTCCGACAGAACCGAACTCGTGGTTCAGAGCATACCAAAAGTGGCGCAGTTTATCTGCTGGGACAGGCTCGGATAATGGAAGAACCATCCGAAACTTTGGCTTCTCTTTTGTGGAAGATGCCGATGAATAACAAATGAAATAATTCTTCTTAAATTTCTCAATCGTTTCTTCAAATGTACCTTCGTAATCATCGACATCTAGAGCGGCCCAACCATTCCATTGTATGACATTAGCATTTGATCTGGTTGTATCTTTATGGAATGTTGAAGGTGTGATCAATGGTGACCCTGGCTTTCTTTCACCCTTCTTTGGCTTGTAGCCGGGTTGTCTGCTCAATTCATAAAGTAACTTTTCAAAAGATTCAAGGGTATCGAACTTCATCGTCCGATGTGTCTTGTTATCAAATATGTTTTTAAATATGGTGAGAGCAAACATTATTCAAAGAATGCGTCCAGATTTTGCTGTGGCTTTTTGTATTTGATTTTTACTCTTGGTCTTAGTGAAGAACTCTTCTTGCGAACAAAATGATTGATACCAATCTTCTTGCCAAATTCAATCATAGAACTTTCATCTGTAAATCTAACCATTATTACTCTCATACTTTATCCTCCTCAAAGTAACGATGATCTGTATCTTTTCCATATGGAAAATCTGGATACCATGTTGCTTTTGTTTTTTCTGTTATTTCTAAATTCGTCTTTTCTATAAAATCTTGCAAATCTTCATCTGTTTCAAACTCGAAAGCAGCTGTGGAATAAGCATATTCTTTATGTGAAAAGTCAGGCATGCCCCACCATCCATGAAATGTATTTTCAATGCCTTGTGATCTATCAAAGATATTATTCTCTGTGTCATTTGTATTTCTTACGCTCTTTTTCATGTCCAATTTTTTTCTATTTCGACTGTTTCTTCTGGAGTTGGCTTTCTGTATTCCATACCATAATTGTTATTGCCCATAACTGGTATAATATCATCTTTGTAAATCGGCTTCTGATTAAATGGAGAATAATCTACATGATGATGCCATCGATTGAATTTCTTTGTGATGCTTGTGACATCTGGATGCTGATCTTGAAGAGATTTTGCAAACTCATATCGGTCATCATAATCCTTTCCATCAGCATTGAAGTTGTAGACTTCTTCTGTATTACCACCCTTCATACTAAGAGTTGTGATCTTTCCACAAAGGAAGGCATTGAATAACATTGTGCAGTATTTATCTTTCATAATTCGCAATGATAGATCGGTATCTTCATTATATCGACCTCTCCATCTATAGTCAATGTCATTCGATAGAAGGATACAACTGTAGATTCGTGAATTTAGGTAATACGGCTTTTTATAGTGCGTGGCTTCAGATGGAACAACAAAATATGTATAGTTCATGCCAGCCATTTTAACATTCTTGTATCGATCAACGAAATCCTCTGTAGCCGCAAAGGTGCCACCATTCATTACTCTACGCCTACGATTATTATTGAATCGAAAGAATTCACGAATATTATCATCTAGAATCCAATGCCGTTCATGTCCTTCTTTGATTGAATGTTCCCAAACAAAATTACGAGCTGGGATCGATCCACCGAGGTGTCCTGTGACTTCACATCTCTTTGCATATTTAGGGTTTTCCCTAAAATCTGTTGGCAAGGTCAATATCTTTTCAACGGGAATGTTTTTATTGTAATCGGCAAATTCCGATTCTTCAATAACAACACGATAAGGTACATTCATCAAATCAAGTGACCTTGATGTGAATCGAGTATCTGCGCGACCTTTAGAAATTATATAAATTGGATAACGTGGATTGTGATTGGACATGATATTATACTATATTATATTGTTAATTTTGTCAATATTATTTGAGGAATTCATCTAATGTATTAGAGTTTTTCTGGGAATCTTTATATGCTTTATTCCAACGGATTGATCTCTTGCCGAAATTTCTATAACCACCAGACTCTCTTTTGCCTTCGGAATCATACAGAATCTTGAAGTATTTTGGGTAAAGGGATTGAATGAATTTATGATCATTGTGAACCTTATCAAATTCAAGGTTGTCCCAGACCGCTGACTCTTCTTTTAGACTAGCAACACTTTGATTATCGAACAAGAACTCGCAACTGCGTCTGGTTGTGTATCCTCGGGTGAGTAACCCTAATAGAAGTAAATCATCTTCTGCTGTATGAACTTCAGTAAGATGCATATCATCTAAATCATCTGCAAAGTGTGTTCCATTGAACCAATATGTGCCATTTACAGAAGTGTTGTCATTATACTGTTTTGTATTTGGCGGTGTAGATCGCATTCCGCATCCACACACAGTAAGACCACCATCTAACCAATTCTGTATCACATCAAACATTTCTCTGACATCATCTTCATTAGATTTTCTCACTGATTTCTCCATATTAGAATTGCCCGACCAATACTTAGAATTGCGTCTAACAAAGGTCAAATCATCATCGAACATACAGTATTGCATATTCTTTCCTGCTTCGTAAATTAATCGGCGAGTGTTTGATAATGGGTTCTCACTATCCAATGTAATTTCTTTAGGAAGAACTAAATACTCGGCATCATAATGATACTGATCTCTCTCCCATTCTTGAACCACAAATACTACCTTAGATTGTAATTCCTTTGGAAGACAGTTATAAGTAATCTGCCGATCTGCCCGACACACAGTTGGTATGAATATTTTTTCAATCATATTAGCAAAAGAAGTCTTGTAGAGAAACCACTTTCTCATCAGTCCAGTTTAGTGTTTTTAGTATCATGTTGATAGGCTCAATGAATGTTTTTTGGAATTGTAATTCATAGTCAATATACTTTTCCAATTTCAATTCATGCGGGAAGGTATCTTTGAAGCCAAAGATATTCTCACGGATAGGGTTTGGGGTCTTCATGTAGATATATTTCATATTATCTCCATTATATATGAGTTCATAATTATTGTCAATTCCATTCTTCTTTACATGGTGGTTGAAAAGAAGAGAAGCCCTCACATGCATCGGTGTTCCTTTGTCATATACTGTCTCGCGATTCCGCCACTTGATCACATCGGAAACTTTGCGAGGGGATGCAATTTCTTCTGGTCTTGAATTTAGGAAATGTTCTTTGAAAAGTGCAATTGCTTCTTGCGTGTTTTCTTCACTACCTGTCATAATCACCCTAAGGATTTCTTTCATTGCCGTGCGATTCAATTGGGGTGTAGAAGATTTGATTGCTTCGATGCCCATCATCTTGATCTTCGGCTCTGCGTATTGCACACCTTCATTGTTGTGGACATTGAGGATGTATCTTTTCTTTGCTGTCCAAATGCCACGATCGGCAATGGCTTCTCTTTTCATAACCATACGATTTGTAAATGCATTAGACATATCTGCAAATCTTTCGAATGCTCGGTTCAATGCTGGCTCAATCACACGATCACCAAATTCATCAAGGAAGTTTACAGGATTATTTGGCTTGAATTTATCGACAACATCTTTTGCGGTAATATAGACAGAATCAGTATCAATGGCAATGACACGATCTTTGGATTTTTCTTCACCTAGGAATTTCTGTATCTCTTCATTAACTGCTTTCTCTGCCCATTGAATAACACACTGTCCAGTAAGAGTAACACCTTCAGCAACCTGCGGGTCATAGTATCGAAAATACTTGTTTGCCATGGCACCATAGAGAGAGTTGAGAAGAATCTTTACAGCAGTCTGCTGTGTTTCATTTCTCATTACCTGACTCACAAGTGATTTGTTCTTGGGGTCTTTCTCCAATTCTTTCTTTCCTTCAATCATTCTACCCTTGATCTCGACACGCATTGAGTAGAGTTCTTCAACGATCTCTGGGATGATTCCTTTCTTGTCTTTACGATACACAGAACCATTGCCTGCCCTACATAGATCAATCTCTGTTGGGAATGATTCTTCTTTTAAGATTCTGTTAGGAAAAACATTGTTCACATGAGAGTGTGGCACCAGTGTCTCGGGCGACATATTGTTTTGGATAATGATGTTTGGATATAGAGAGTTAAGGTCAAACGACATTACCCATTCACTCATTCCTTTCCTCACATCTTTCACATAGCCGCCGGCAATCGGTCTTTCTTTTCCTCGATGACCTTCCATCTTATCATTCGACCATTCGAAGTTTACCACATCCGCACCATAGATAGGGTAATCAGATGGTTGAAGTTTTAGTAAGGTTGGAACAGTCCTTGATCTCATCAATCTACGATAAATGATTGTGTCCCATATACCAACAGTTCCAAGAGTTTGTGCATAATTCACACCACCAAGATAAGCAGTGGTCATCACCAGATTAATCAATCCAAGTTTCTCTTCCAGTCTTTCGATCAACTCGACATCCTTGATATTGTAATCGACATACTTCTGGAAATCTGCATCATACAAATCTCTCAAAGAACCAATCTCACTGTAATCAAGTTTTCGGTCATTCAGAACCACATGAGCAATATGATCCAATTTGTATGTCTCTTGTGCTCCATATGAATACGCAAACTTTTTGAAAAGAGCCATGTAATCAAGGTTTGGAATACCAACGATGTTCAATGTCTTTTGTTCTCTATCAAACACCTTGACAGAATTTTCACTCACTTGTCCCCAAGGCGAGAATCTTTTCATTACACTTTCTCCAAGTATCTTTTGCACACGAGATAGAAGATAAGGTACATCAAAGAATTCTGTATTCCAACCTGTGATCACATCGGGTGTGTTCTCTGGATCAGACCAGTAGTCAATGAAGTCGAGTAACATACCTTCTTCATTGTCGAATTGTTTGTATTCTGTTTTGAGACCGAGTTCCGATTCTTCGGCATCGTAAGGTTTCATACCCCACACGCGATAGAAATCTTCCTTAGATGATTTGTATGCAACAGTCAAGATTCTGTTTGTGGGATTGTCCGAGTCTGGAAAGCCATTACCATATTCAGTCTCAATATCGAAACTACCAATGTTCACGAATTCTTTCTTGAAGCGAATCTCGCCAGGAAACTGAGTCTGAATGAAAGATGTTACATGATTGGAATTACCGAAGAGTCGGTAGTCTCTCACACCAGAATACATCTTCTCATATTCACCAGCCTGTTTGATATCGGGGAAGGTCATCGGAGCCAACTGTATTCCATCAAGGCTCTTATGTGTTGCTTTGCCGTCTTTTGCTTCGGCATAGTATGTTGGCTTGAATTTGATCTTCTGTTGGATTCTTTTTCCAAGATCATCGTAGCCACGATACATAATAAAGTTACCTCTTTTCGAAATAGATGTATAAAAACCAGAAATCATATATATGATTATATCAAGTTATAGTGGTTTGTAAAGACTAAAATGAAAGAAGCCCCCCATCAAAATGATGAGGGGCTTCTGTATTTAATACTATCCGTTGCTCACGAACTCATTGAGTTCTCGTGCTTTGATAATTATCTCTTTTTCAGTAGGATACTGAGGGGGCTCATAAGGAGCTGGAATCTCAGATTCAGTTTCCAGGGCTCGGCTGAGTTTTGAGTTATAGTGATCTTGGTGTGCGTAATTAGTTGCATTCCAATTATCTAGTAATAAATCCTTTGCCATTTGAAGAATTTCAAGGCGGATTTCGTATGGGTTTTTATCACTCATTTTGTGTGTGTCTTTCTGTGTTTGGGTTTGTGTTTGTGTGGGCGACGAGAACTTGTTTCCATAGATCATGGATTGGTTGTTTATCTACGATCTCCATAAACTCGTCCTCGTCATTAAATACGCAGTTATTAATAGTGCCATGTGTTCTAGCTTTATTTTCTTGTGCATTAAACGAACTCATTTGCCACTTTATTTTTTTATTGAAATCAACTTGCTTCATATCGATACCTAATTGTGTCATCACCATGCGTACATAGTCCATTGATTCAACATACATATCATACAATACAGGCACAGCCACTGTAGACTGTAGAATATCTTTTGCATATTCTGGCCACATATTCGCGATTGTTTTCACTGCCGATTTTCTCGGGTACTTTGTTCTCTTGGTATACACTTTCCATGCACTAGCCAGAGTGTTGTAAGGGTTTCTCAACAAAACAACCACGTGTGTGTCACCTTCATTTGAAAACTTGGCAATTTCTTTATGATCTATTGGTTTGTTTTCCATGCTAATTATCACACAATCCGACTGTTCGAACCCTGTATACTTTCCATCTACGCGAGTTGATGTTATGGGTACAGATTTGAATTGCATGTATTTCTCATGCGACAGAGTGGTATTATTAATATGAACCGGGTTACTGAATTGCTGTAATAGAGTTGATATTAACATATGGTTACCACTTCTACGTAGACCGTAAATTATAATTGTTTTCATTTTGTGTGTGTGTTGTTATTGAGGTGTTTCCATTTTGGAAACAGTTTGTTTTGATGTGTAGTTTAAAGTGTCCCCTTTACTTTAGGCGAAAGAGGGAAAGACCTTTAAAGAAGTCTCAAGCGCCATCACCACGCAAAGGTGGGATAGGACGATCGTGAGAAACTCATAATTATTCAGTCAAGAGCTCTGGATC